TCCTTTGAGTACCATCCCCGCCTCATTACTGAGGCATTCTTGTCCACAATCCCGAGACTTGACTTTATTGGGTCAAGATGGCTTAGCCAGCCGGTTCTCGTTGGGCGGAATAGATATTCCGTCAGATCGTGAGCACTCTGGGTCAGGACCTTACCAGACTTCGATGTAAGAACATCTAACTGGTATTCATGCCTATGTAGTCCCGGGTTCCACCTTCTTTTAAGGTGATCCGTAGAACTGCCTAGGAACGAAGCGATCCCCGCCCCATCCATCTCGAATGGGACGGTTGACTTCGAGACACGTAATCCCGCAATGGGAGTCTTCAGACCCTCAAAGTGGGAGTGCAGCCAATAGGCCACACGCCACATTCCACGCATATAGAAGTTATTTCTAGCTTCAAGCATGGACTGTAGGACTACGTGAGAAGGGCGCGCGTCATACATTTTGATCCTAGCCGGTGTCACATCGACCCCGTCGTAGGCATCTAATCCGCAACTCTCTCGGAACTTTCCCTTGTGGAAAGTCTTGTTAGGGTTAACGGTCAGCTGTAGAAAGCTGAGTAAGTCGCGCAACTTTGGTAGCGCTGTTATAGGCACGATTATATCGTCCCCGAAGACTCTAACTCGTTTAGAAGTCAGAGCGATATTCCTATCGTTCACAGTTAAACCATCACTAATGATGGTCGCGGCTATCGCGATCATGGAATATACTACCGTCTGGACCGGAAAGGTACAGGCGCTGCCTTGTGTGAAACACTTCTTCAACACTAAGTTATCGAAGTGATCATTAATGGCATTCTTCATCCAGCGTGTTCTCGAGGCGTGTATCCTACGCAACATAGTATAGTTGCTGCGGAGGCACCTTTCGATAGTCCAGCAGGATAGTCGATCGGAAGCAGACTTCAAATCCACGGTGGCATGACTGCCATCAATGGAACTCTGAAGAGCTAACACACGATTCGGGCTCTGGTCTCCAAAGGAGACGCAGTTAACGAGGTGGGTTTGCTTAATTCGGCGCTCAATTTGAGCCCGTATCAACTGCTGTATCCATTGATGGCTGTTGGGTTCACTGCCTATAAGGCGAGGTCCCGTAGCTGTCTTTGGAACTGCGATCAACTTGGAGGGCTGTTCTCGATTAAGGAACAGGACTCCAGAAAGAGTAGTCGATACGTCACCATTATGGTGAGCGTATTTATCGTATGGGAAGACTTGGTCAAGCTTGCTAGGCCAATCCGAAAAATCGAATTTCGATTCCTTGGATCGACGATTGCTAACTCGACCGGCGCCATGCTTTGGCAATTCGGTAGGGTCTTCGTTGTCGAAGTCTCCGAATGACGACGCTACGACGTCACACACTCTTCCGAGGGTGGTAACGTCTGTTCTAGAAACAGGAGCTTCACAGCTTTCTGTCCCAAACAACGAGTACTGTCGACCATCTCCCGAGTGGGAGCACAGGCCGTCAGCAAAAGACACGAACTTAGGATCATAATGGCCAGCAACCAAGCTGTCCAGATCCCATTGGAGTGTCGGTACTCGTAGCTCGACGTCGTTTTTGAGAAAGGTTTTGACCTCCTCATCTATGGCCTCCTGCTTGCAAGGATCTTTCAGTTTCCCGAAAGATTCAAACATCTGTCGCAAGTCTGCGATAGCATAAGCATTTGGCTCTGCCAAAAGCTTCCCCTCATGGGAGAAGACCTGTAGATACAGATCCCGCAAGTAAGCGGGGACCTGCGTCCTCTTAGACACCATTGCCGATAAAGGCAAGTTGCTAGGAGTGTACTGACCTTCTTCTAAGCACTTTTCAAAGTGCTTTCTGAGGGCTGGAAGATCGATGGTTAGCAACCGCTTTCCACGACCTGCCAGTTCATGAAGAGTGCGATTTCGATCTCGCTCCCAGTCACGAATACTACCATACGTATGCCTCACGTCTCCGAAGAGAGCGTGTACGTATCCTTCAAGCGAGTGAACTAGTCTATTATCCATGGGTCGATCCTTTCATGGTTCGATCACGATACTAGCGCTAGCCCCCTTCGACAGACTTAAACGTCGGGTTGATCTATCTCTAGATTTCCCACGCCACTAGGTCGTCGGCCTTCGCGTTGACAAACACAGCAAGTGCTTGTGCTACGTCGGCGACGGCGCCCACCGCGTCACCCCGGAGATTCCGGATGTGCG